TGCTGCGTCAAGTTCTGCTTCCTCTTGATCGTCAAGCGAATCTAAAAAGTCATCTAGCGCACCTCGACGGCCAGAAAGCAGATTGCTTATCATTCCAGTGACGCTAACGCTAGAAAGCATCGTTTCGGCTGTCATGTTCCGAAGTCCGCTCGCCATCGCCGCGAATCCAGTCGATGCTTTTTCAGCCAAGAACATGAAGTAACCGCCGACGGTCTTTTCGTTCGATGTCGCACTCGATGCAACATCTTTGAGCAATCCGGTCAACTGTTGAACCAACGGAATCAATGCCGTACCAAGTGCGATCGATGCCGCCTTTATTTCGGATTCGAGCTTGGCGAACTGCCCTGACATTGTTCCTTCAAGTTGCTGATTCATTCCATAGAATCGACCGCCTTCGCTCGTCGCTGTCTCAAATGCTTTTGCGACCATTTGAGCACTAATTGCACCGTCCTCCATTCGCTTCTTTAGCTCGATCATGCTAACGCCAGTCGTTCGGCTGATTTCCTGCAACGGGTTGAAACCAGCGTTGACCATTTGCAAGACTTCTTGACCCATTAGCCGACCGTTCGCTTGCACTTGACCAAACGCCAATGCCAACGATTGAAACTGTTCAGCATTGCCAAGAGAGATCGCTGCGAGCCTGCTAAGCGTCGGCCTGAGTGCTTCGGCTTGAACGCCAAATTGAAGCATTGTTTTCCCGGCTCTTGCGAAGTCTGCAAAGTTAATCGGGCTTTCAATGTCCAGTGCCTTAAAGTCATTTAGCAGCTTGGTCGCCTGAGCCGCCGAGCCTGTCATGACTCCAAAGGCAACTTTTGTTTGCTCCATTTCCGCCGCAAGCTTGACCGATGTTTTGACCGCCAAAACTGCAGCACTTAGGCCAGCGTAAGTCATCGCTAGATTCTTAATTGAACTGATTGCCGATTGCTGGTTGCTTATTGCAGTCTTTTGCTCGTTGACCGCCCTGGTTGTCTGACCTAGTTGAGCCTGCAAGCTTGCTTGAGCCCGTTTGAATTCGTCGGTAGTCATCGACCCGTTTGCAACCTTGATCCGAAGTTGCTCGATGGCTTGCGAATATGTCGCGACGTTTTGAACTGGAATTGATACGCCTAGCTTTTTGGAAAGAGTGTCTTGAATCGCTGCAAAGCGTTCAGCACTCAAGCCGCCTGCGTTGTAGGCTCGCTGAAGCTTTTCCATCTCGGTTGCGTAGCGATCAAACGGATCGATCGATTCCTTGGCAAGCCTTGTAATCGATGCTAACTCTCCGCGCGTAAACATGCCGCCTTTTTTAAGTTCGTCAACATCCATGCCAATCTTGATATTTGCAATGTTGATAGTTTGAGCCATCGCTTACTTACCTCCAAAACCAAACATTGCCTTGACTTGTCCGGCCATTTCTTTTGCGGTATCCATGCCATCCATCAAGATCGATTTAAGGCTTACTTTCTTTCGAGCGTACCTAGCTGGCATGAATTCCTCGATCTCTGGACAATCCTTACCGGCTCGAACAAATAGATCCAAGTGCGTTGCATGTGCCAAGGTCGCTGTCTGTAACCAAGCTTCCCCCATTGGCTCAACTCTGTCCCAAGCGACCCACTGATTTAACTGTCCCGCAGGCATCGAGCGAACCCACCGGAGCGGATCCGCAATGCCAAAAGCCAACGCCAGCCGAAAGGCAACCTTTAGCCTTGGGCTGGTTCGGATTTTTTTACCAAGTCGTCGATCTCTTTGGCATCGTACGAGGACAACGCTAGGCAATCCCCGTAAAGCTTGCCGACGATCTGCTTTGGCAGTCCCTTGAGCCTTTCGGGTTCGCTAATGACGCGGTTCCCTTCGATGTCATGCAGGCAGTAAGCAACCATTAGCCGACGATGCCTGGACAGATCGAACTTGCCTTTTTTGTCTTGCATTGCGACTTCCATTTCGGCTGCATCGCCCTCGGACAGCTCATGCAAAACATATTCTTTGCCGTTGACTAGCACCGGCTTGGTATTCAATGGCCTTTCGACCAATGCAAAAAATTCATCTTCGATGTTACTCATCTTCCGATTCCTCCTTGCGAATTGCTTCCAATGCATCCTCATAGAACTTGCGAGAGTGCTGTTCTGGCCGTTGAACTTCGACCGGATGACCTTGCACCTGTTCGGCTTGTAAAGCAATCGAGGTTAATTCGTCGTCGCTCAACGCATCATGAGGAAACTGAAACAAGGCTTGAATCTGAGCCACCTTGCCGAAAGGTAGATAGCCCACCAAAACACCGTTAAAACCAATCTGGAACTGGTTGAGGTCTTTTAACCGACCGTCAACCGAATATCCTTGTTGCCTAACCAAAGTAAACATGCTCGCTCCTATTAAGCAGCTGTGAAAGTGATATCAGTTGCACCATCGAACTGGAGCGTGTAGCTTCCGGTCATGATGGTGCCTTTTTCCAGCGTCGGAGTCTTGACCGACTTAACAAACGCAGTGCCCTGGAAAGATCCAGCACCGGGCAAGGTGATCGTGACAGAGATTCCCGCGTAAGGCTCAGCCGATGGAATCATCGCCGTGGTAAACGGGATTGTCGATCCGAGCCAATAGAACTCCACCTCGACCTCGGGATTCTTGCGAAGATCCGAAGGACGAAGCAACTCGAATCCAGCCGCTCCTAAGTCGGTAATGTCGAGTTGATCGACTCCGATGGTCATTTCGCCGATCCGCTTGAGTTTAGTAGTAATCAAGCCAGTCCCGGAAATGGTCGCTCCAAGTCCAGTCGTCGGTACAGTCAATGCAGCCATGTCTAGGGCTCCCCATAGTGAACCAAGAGATCGAAGCTAACCAAATACCGATGCTCTTGGTTTCCATCGGTTGGAGTGTCGTTTAGGTATTCGTCAGCACTGTCGAAATCGATTCCTGCAAATGAGTAACCGTCAACAGTACCGCGAAAAAAATCAATTCCGGTTTCGCGAATCGCTTTGCTGATTGAACTTGCGACCCGCCGAGTAGTTGCGTAGCAATCGAAGGTGACCCTAGCATGAGCCGACTTGGTTACCCCGTCGATAGCGTGATCTCGTTCTGTGGAAGTGACGTAGTAGACGATGGCAGGCAGTTGAGCATTTTGGACGAGTGCATCAGGATACATTCGCTGACCAACGAGCGTTGATACTGTGTTATAGCTGAGCAGCTTCGTCCTCAATGCTTCGCCAATTGCCGACATTACAACTCCCCGTTGATAACGATGATGTCCCGAGATGCCGCCTCAGCTGAATTGCTTACCACCTTTAGATACCGAACACCGGCCATGACTTCGGTATTTAGTGCGATGAACCGTGATGCTCCAACCGTCACGCTGTACTGCGTTGATCCGTTGTAAAGATCGTAAAAGTTGTTTGCATCGTCGGAAGCTTGGAAAGTGAACGTGGTTCCAGTCAATCCCGTTGGTGTTCTGAGTGCAAGAACCGTCCGACCACCTTCGAGCGTCAATGCACCTGAAACAGTTCCGCTAGATGCAATGGTTACTTTTGATGTCAGTTGAAGATTTCTAGCCAAGGCGAAGCTCCTTGATTTGCTTTTGTAGTTCGTTCATAAAAGCTTGTCCAGCTTGTGATTTCGTAATGTCGAAAGCCTTGACAGGTGCTCGATCTTGAATTGGAAAGTCGGCGGTTTGTGGCTTGGTTCCAACTTTCATCGTGTAGGCTTTTCCCTTCCTGCTGATTCTTGGGATCGATTGCCCTGGCTTGCCCCATAGATTCCTTTGGTAGCTCGTTCCTCGCTTAATAGGCATTACAAATTGTTGCTTGTTTCCCTTCGGATAGGTCGCTCCGACATAGACAGCCAAACCGTTTCGCATGACCTTATGTCCAAAGTGATCCCGCGAATCATTTTGGAATGCAGGATCGTTTTTGTACTTCTTCGACCACTTGAGCCGACTGCCTCCCCGAGAGCTCCTAGCTTGCGATTTGCAGGCTCTTGCAATCGTTTCGCCGAATGCACCAAGGCACTTACCTAGAGGCCCATTGCGAAGCGTCAACGGGATCGCATCGACCGCCTTAATGAGCGATTCGTTTATCTCAATAGTTGTTCCCATTACAGCACCGCCGAGCAAATGATTTCAAGGTATTTCCGAAGTCCATCGACGCGGTTAATGGCTGTGATTCCGTACCGCTCGCCATCGAACAGCACACTCATTTGCGTTGTGTAGCCAGATCGATAGCGAACAACGAAAACGGCTCTTGTTCCTGCCTCAAGCTGACGGCCTCGCATGTTTTCGATGCCGCTAGTTGGATTCCATTCGCAAGGCTCATTAACGACATAGTTTGACCAACTGACAATAGGTTGACCGCTTGCATCTTGCGTTGTCGTTTCTTGCTGGATCGTGCAACGATGTCGCATCGCGCCGACTCTGTGCCTACTTGGTCGCCCTGATCCGCTCATGGGTATGATGCCCTCATGAATCGACGTACAAGCATCTCGTATGGTCGCATGGCTTGCAGAGCATCCGACATAACCATGTCGCGATTCTCAAAGTAATGAGCAACTAACATCAGGATAGCCGCCCTAGCTGCTTCAGGCACGCTCTGGCCGTCTTGCGAGTGTCCAGCCTTGTAGGTGACTTGCCAAGCGTCCCAACGACTGGCCGACACAGGCAACGCGACCAAGTAGGCAAGCCTAATTTGATCGACATGCAATTGGTATTGATTCGATGCCCAGGTTTGTAGCGTGTTGTTGCCGTCGTAGTATTGGATCGAGGTGATCGAATGAATGGGGCTCTTGAGCAACTTGAACCCGTCGAAGATCGAAGCGACACGCAGGCGAAGCGTTTGGAAGCAAGTCACGCTGTCGGTATCGTGCTCCCACTGCTCCCGAGCCGCTCCGATCAATGCTGCCAAGTGCGTATCGTGGCTAGTGTCGCTGCTTGCGATTTCGAGTTGTTTTTTCGCTTCGCTGAGCGTCACCGGCTCGGCTGTTGGCTTTGTCACTACTTCCGCTATCAATCGCACTTGCGAAACCTCGCTGGATCATTATTTCAGCTTGACCGGCTTGAACGCCTACCAGCCGAAAACCGACTGGCAGGCCATTCCAATCTTTCAAAAGGATCAAGTCCATAGACTAGACCACAATGCAAACGTCACCGTCTGCGACATCCGAAGAAACGCTCGGCGGAATCTTACCTCTACTCAGGCAAGCAACAGCCGAGATATAACCGCCGGAAGTGCCATCGCCAAAGGTTGCAACGACCTTGAGGAACGGATTCTTCCCTCGCATGTCGATGTGGAACAAGCAGACCTGGCCATCATCGGTTGCACTTGGGAGTGCCAAGGTAGCACCGCCAAGACCTGACCCGCCGTCGAAGGTTGCTCCGGTAATGTCAGCGTATGTCCCACCTGACGCGTCG